AGAGAAAGTAGAGGAAAAAGAAGCTATAGCAGAGGAAAAAGAATATGAAGAAGAGGCCGAAGAAGAGGCCGAAGAAGAGTCCGAAGAAGAGGCCGAAGAAGAGGCCGAAGAAGAGGCCGAAGAAGATGATGATCTTCCTGTAAAGATGCCAACATTTCCTATAAAAACTAAACCAGAACCCGATGTAAAAGTAAAGCCTGTTATTGTAGAAGAAGAAGAAGAAGAGGAGGATGACGATGAGGTAGAAACTGAAACTGAAGAAGATTCAGATGAGCAAGAAAAAGCTGAACCCACGCCCACGCCCGAACTCGATACAAAAGCATCTGAAGATGTGGACGCACATGTGGAAGATGAAGAGGAAGAGGAGTTGTTCGAGGTCGAAATTAATGGTGTGATGTATGTATCAAATGATGACGAGGATGGAACAATTTATTCATACATTAACGAGGAAGTTGGCGATAAAGTCGGCGAATTTAAAGGCAAAGTAGCGCATATTTATAAGGGAAAAAATAAAGGAATGTATGACAGAACAAAGTGTAAGATAGGGATTTAGTTTGCATAAATATACACATCCGCATACATACCCTTATATTTCAGATACACGTAAATGCGTATAATAGATTATTATTTTCATATATTATGTTATATTTTTATAATATAATATAATATACATAAAATATAGTATATATAAAAATGGTTTTAGAAAATGTATGTCCTCCAGCACTTCTATATTTAGCGTTTTCCATAATTCAGATTATTATCGACCTCTATCGCGGGGACTCTCTACAGGCTATGTTCAAATTCATAGTAATGATTATATTTACGATTGTATTGAATGCAATCTGTAAAGCAGGAATGTCAATCATTTCCTGGTTCATCGTATTTATTCCTTTTATTTTAATGACATATATCACAACGATTCTATTCTTCGTTTTCGGAATTAACCCTGGAAAAGTATCACCTAATAACAGAGACAAAAATTGTAATGACACAATGTTTGGGTGCTGTGATGACGGTGTGACTACCAAGAGCGATCCTTCAGGTCGTAATTGTCCCTATAATCCTGTGATTATGCCTGTTTCAATGGATATGAATATTCCAGTATCTGTTTATAACCCTATACCTTGGAATAATAAAGATGAGCATCATTATTACCCACGACACGATGATAGACACAGACGCGATTTTCCTATTGGTGGATGTGCTGGAACACGATATGGATGTTGTGATGACAGAACAACCGCGCGAACGAACCCATATGGATCTAACTGTCCTGGTTATATCACAAACCCTGTAACCATATCTTCGAATACAAATAATAGTCCTATACCCGCGCCTACGCCTCCAGCGCCTACACCTCCAGCGCCTACACCTACGCCTCCTACACCTATTCAACCTGCCATCCCGATTACCCCTATGCCTGCTACACAACCATCAAGTATTATTAGTCGGGTATAAAACTATTTTACACCTTTTCTCATTTAAAACGCCCATTTTATAGAGCAAAAAATAAGAAAAAAGCGTAAAATCAATAGTAGGAATTTCACCTACGATGGTCTAACTTTTTCCTGTTCTTCTTTTTTATTGGAACAGGTGAAAGACGAAATTTGGAAAAATGACGAGAATACGACACGAACCAGTAAAGCGATTTGGTAAGGATATTGATATAAATAAAAGCATAAAAGAGTTTTACGATGAAGTCAAAAAATACAAAATAGAAGATATTATTTGTATTGATGAAACCTCTGTAAAGTCATTACAAAAGCGTAACCGCTGTTATAGTGAAAAAGGGAAAAGATGTGTAATAAAAACACAATCACAAGAAGTATTCAAAAAATATACTGGGATATTTGTTATTTCGGTAAATGGTGTAGTTGGTTGGGATTTATATGAAAAGAGTGGAATAAATTCTGATAGAATGGTGGAATTTTTAGAAGCAAATATAACAACCCAATTCAAAAATAAATTAATAATTATGGATAATGCGAGTAGTCATAGAAATTCAAAAGTAAAAGATGTAATAACACAACACAATCATTTATTATATGCTGTTCCTTATCAGCATTTTACAAATTCCATAGAAAATTATTTTAGTATGTTGAAATCACGATTACAAAAATTAGACGGATTAACACACGCAGAATTGAAAGAGAATATAATCAACACCATAACGAATATTCCAAAAGATAAATACAGGAACATAATTAAGGGTGCATATGAAAGACCATAAAAATATGTATCCAATAAAAACAAGACACGAAAAATAAAGAAGAATTATTTATAGGTTATTCTCATATAAAATGGGCGTTTTAAATAAGAAAAGGTGTAAATATTTGTATGAATATGAATAGGTATATTTAACAAACGCAAAATAAGATATTATAATATTTATATAAAAGATTTAAAAGTTATATTATATAAATATTATACAGGCATAAACAGACGCCCCCACCTTCCGCAAAGAAAGCAAAATGACAATAATCGCGACAACGAGTCAACACTTTAATTCGAGCAATGAATGTTATAGCTATACAACCACAGAAAGTATGGATATACCTCTACATAGTTATATGTATACATTATTTCTTGGTATCGGCTGTTATTCATTCTTGAATCCGACCCACTTTCATACAATGATGGTAGATCTTGGCTTTTGGATGGCACAGATGCTTTTGAGTGTATTTATTATGTATAATGAAAATATATACAAACCATTTAATAGATATGTTTACAAACCATTGGTGTATATTCTCAATATCCAAGAGAACCGTGATGAAATTATAATTGTAAAGGATGGTATTATTATTCATAGTTTTGCTACAATGGATGATTTTACTAGACAAAAACCTATAAATTTTATTAGAGATAAAGATAACGATAACGATCACGATCACGATGAGGATGACGATGATGACGGCGAAGATAAAAAGGACAAAGAGGCAGTCGAAGCAGATGCTGAAAGCCAAACAACATCGGCAATAATTGATACAGTTATCGATGCAGATCTTACAAATGTGTCAACGGATATTCACATAAGCGAACAAAGTGGTGATGATGCAGATACTGAGAACGATGACGATGACGATGAGGATGAGGATGAGGATGAGGATGCTAAGTATACTTCAGAAATGGATGATAGTGACGAGAACATAGATAGTGATGAAGATGATAACTTAATCCTCGATCCATCAGAGTATGATTTCCTTCTTCGAAATGTATACTATGAAAACGAAAAAAAATACGAAAGGCACTGCGTATGCTTTAAATATGAAACATTCTGTAAAACAGATTTAAAGAAAGTATACACAAATGATGAATTGAAGTCACAAGTATCAAAAATGAAGCTAATCGGCGCAAATCTTCATATGAATTCTAAGAAATATCCTATTAATTTAACTACACCTATAAATTATTTTATAGTTGATAATTCAATTCTTGGATACCACTTTCTGAAATGGTATATGGCAGAAAATTATGATATTATTTTAGATAAAAAATACTCTATCTTCTGTATTGATAATTGTATCGGAATGTATGAAATAGTCCCAGGTAAGAAGATAATTGTTTATAGCGATTCATTAAAAGTTGTAGAAGATGATGAGTATAGCGCCGAGGATAGTGATAGTGCCAAAAGTGGCGACGATACAGAACAAGACAAAGCAGAAAATGAGGAACAAGATGAAAAATCGGATCAAGCAAATGATACTTACGATATTGAAGTAGTTGAATGTGATTGAGTATGACTACTTCAAACTAAAAATATATATCATTAGAATATAATTAAAATATAATTAAAATATAATTAAAATATAATTATTATAAAACTATATAGAAATATATTTTTATAATATAATAGAATGGCTGATATCGATATCCAATCACAAGTATTCATAAAGGAATCTGAGAAAAATATGTCACAGGACTCGTCCAGCGAATCCAATAATTTTCATAAATTATCTGATACTTGGATACTGTGGGCTCACCTTCCACATGATACCGACTGGAGTATCAAAAGCTATATTAAAATATGCCCCTTCGCTACAGTTGAAGAGACTATTTCTATCATCAATGTTCTTCCACCGAAATTGGTTACTAATTGTATGCTTTTTTTGATGCGTGATGGAATTGCTCCAACGTGGGAAGATGTGCGTAATCGCAAGGGTGGTTGTTTCTCATACAAAATAAGTAATAAAGATGTTCCCCAGGCGTGGAAAGAGCTTACGTATGTATTAGTAGGCGAGACTATGTCTGAAAATAATAATTTCATTCCATTGATTAATGGGATCACGATCTCGCCCAAAAAGAATTTCTGTATTGTGAAAGTTTGGTTAGCAAGTTGTGAATTTAGAGATTCTAGTATTATAAAAGAACTTTATGCAATTTCGCCTCACGGATGTTTGTTCAAAGAACATATGCCTGAGTATTAGAACCGCCTCATAACGCGTTATAAATTTAATATTATATAAATAATTTTATAATTATTTATATTATAATTTTTATAATTTTTTATATTATAATTATAATATATACGCCTATCTATATGTCTCAACCTCATCCTCGCGACCCAACCATTATAATATCATTAGGCAACTGTGGAACCTCAGAACGAACATTTTTTGGCACACTAGATAATTGTATTGTAATACAATATGATAGTAATGATAAAAAAGTATCATTGAAGTTTTTGAAAAATAATAAAGTTGAAGTAAGATTTTTTAAATCTATTAATAGTAAAAAATATACAAGTAATCGACTTTTAAACAGTTTCCCTAATATATGTGATAACAAAAATATTTCGTTATTATGTATTGTTAATTATCTAACATCAAAATATGAACTAACATCAACAGGTGAAGTAATCAGTTTGAATTCACCTCCCGACACCACCACACCGAAATATACTAGTTTACTCCGATGGACGAATAAACTTGTTACTGATATGGATATTTTTTTTAATAAGAACCCAAAATTACAACATTGGAGAAATATGTTAAGACCATATATTGAAATATATAATTCATTACAAATAAGACAAATTCATAATACCAATTCTCCCAGTATACATTCACATGTACCATCATTACCGTCGACTAAAGTTGCGGATATTAACTCTTTATCATTATTAAGTAGTAGTTCAAGCAGTGAAACTGGTCTGCCTAAATCGCCGACTAGTGTTGCGGCTGTTAAGCCTTTACCATTATTAAGTAGTAGTTCCAGTGAAACTGGTTCGCATAAAGACACCATCCAAACAGCATCGAGTAGTGTTGCGGCTGTTAACCCTTTACCATCATTAAGTAGTAGTTCCAGTGAAACTGGTCTGCCTAAATCGCCGACTAGTGTTGAGGCTGTTAAGCCTTTACCATCATTAAGTAGTAGTTCAAGCAGTGAAACTGGTCCGCCTAAAGCCACCATCCAACCAGAATCGAGTAATGATATGGCGGGTTCTCCTTATTTACATAGAGGAGAAACTAAGAATTATGTTACACTATTTCATACAAATGGAAAAATATACTTTAAGAAAAACCCTAACGGATCAATTGATTTTAGTAAAATATATACTTCTCCTCCCACAGGCGGAAGCAATAAAAGATATAGAACCACGCGTAGATCTCGAAAGTATCAATCAAGAAGAAAATCTAGGCGACACATTAGAAAGCGTATCCGGACACATAGACACAAGTCACGCAAATCACGTAAATAACAGTCCGCCAATCCAAAATAAATAATACTCCTCTCAAAAAGTATTATTTATTCAATGCATATACAACTATATCACCGCATATCATCACGACGATGGAAGCGGCGAAAGTGCCAGCTTAACCTCACCCAAACTCGCCACATAATATTTCACAACTAATGGCAAATCATTTTCCAAATACATCTCGATCTGGCTACACAGATTCGTGCACTTGATAAAATAACTCAGATTCTTCAACGAGAATTCGCCCTGTATCACCTTACTCGATGACTGCTTCTGAATAAATTTCATACTCTCATCCGACTCAACTCGCCGCACCTCTGCCGTAGCAAATTGCCCCGAACACTTGAAAATCAACTCATTTCCCACCGATTTAATCTCCAGCTTCTCAGAAATATACGACAGATCACGAATAATCTTCTGGAAATCAGCAGAAGGCAGATTAATAACAGACGAAAAGGTCACATTCGGCTCTTCCAACTCCTCCGAATCCGGCTCTATCAGACGCAACTTCTGTGTTTTACATTGCTTAATATCTCCATTCTCAAATTTAAGACCAAGATGTGATACAATCCCGTCATTATAGTCCTTTTTCTCAATGTATATGGTAAGTGTATCATCATTGTCAATAGAATTAATCAGCTTAAACAAATGAAACATATTTACTCCAATGACAATCTTCTCCTTATCACACTCATACAACTCGAAATTTTCGGCAGCTAAATGAAGATGCGCCAACATTGTATGAGACTTGTCCATATTTATAATACGCATACCATCCTTCTTAAACAGGATGTTCGTCTCTAATAAAATATCCTTTAGGGCTGTCATCAAGGTGCGGAAAGGGGCTATCTGAACGGTTTTAATTGTAAGAACATTGTCGGGGTTGCTACTCATTTTATATACTTTGTATATCTTATTTTAACACAAATCTTTAAATACTTATGACTATTAATAAAAATATTTAAATTAACGCAATTAAATTAACGCAATTAAATTAACGAAATTAAATTATATAATAATAAATATATATATTAATAATAATAACAATAACAACAATAACAACATAATGTCACTAAATCCTTCACCATCTATAAATACAGTTACACCACCATCAGTTCCTCCGGCATCCCCACCACCCTCTGCATCCCCACCACCCTCTGCATCCCCACCCCCCTCTGCATCC